GGGCGATCAAGTTTGAAAAACAGTTTACGAAAAATCTTGATCCCGTTATATCCGATGCGTATTTCGCAGAACTGCGCGCCGCGATAATCGGGAAGGGAGGAATGACATGATTTATCTGTGGTACTCGTACAAAGGCTGGACAGCTTACAATCTTGCCGATACCTACGACAGCATAGCCGAGGTGATCGCCGCGCACGGCTATCTCGCCGATCCGAACGACGCGCCGCGAGTGGCGCACCTGATGCGGCAAGGTCTCTCCGATCATGATGCGCAACTCCTGCGAGCTGTGGCAGATCGGACGATACGGTACCTAGACCTACGGGTCGAGGCTTACGATTTTGATGTGGACATACTGCGCTCGGTGATAACGGGCGCCAAGCCGAAGGGGGAAGCATGAACTTTTACACCCGAACGATTTTGTGCCCAAACTGCTACCAGGAGATCATCCAGGGAGGGGCCGTAGAACCCAGCTGGACAAGTACCGGAATTGATATTGTTTTTAATACTCGTCATGTCTGCGATAAGTGTGGCCATACATGGAATGATTCTCCGCAGGCAATTGTAATGCCAGCATGCGAAACGCTGAAGGGGGAAGTATGAAGACTGCGGAAGGACGAGAGGTGGTTTACTGGGGTCAACGCGATGCCAATCAATTGACCTACACGGATAAAGACGAGGCGATCGAGGAAATCCTTGACGGCATCGATAAATTTCCGAGCACCATCGAGATCTGCGGCTATGCCGAGATGCGCCCAAACTGGGCGCACTATGCCCCGCTTGAATCCATGCTTGATAATCTCGACGAGGAATACGGCGATATCGACGGCGGTTATACTGAGCCCACTCCAGACATGAAAAAGGCAGAGGAGGCATTCATGTCCGTCATCGCTGAGGAATACAAACCCGGGGCCTGCGAAGTGATCACGCAAGAAACCATCGATGTTGCCGAGTGGATTAAGGTCCATCGCCCTGATTGGCTGGAGGTATCGCTATGACCGACGAGAACAGGGCGAAGATTCGCGAGGCGCTGACGTGGATGGATCATTTTGCAAAACGCCAATGTGACGGGACCATCGAGCACGTAGCGAATGAGGCTCTGGATGCCCTGGCCATCCTCGACTATATCCGATGCGTATTTCGCAGAACTGCGCGCCGCGATAATCGGGAAGGGAGGAATGACATGATTTATCTGTGGTACTCGGACAAAGGCTGGACAGCTTACAATCTTGCCGATATCGACGAGTTACGAAAACATGGCGTCAGGATCGGCGACAATGTCGTGCTCGGCAACAACGCCCAGATCGACGACAATGTCGTGCTCGGCAACAACGCCCGGATCGGCAACAACGTCAGGATCGGCGACAGCGCCTGGATCGGCGACAGCGCCTGGATCGGCAACAACGCCTGGATCGGCAACAACGCCTGGATCGGCAACAACGCCCGGATCGGCAACAATGTCGTGCTCGGTGACAACGCCCAGATCGGCAGCAATGCCGTGCTCGGTGACGATGCTATGCCTACCATCATCTACATCGTCGGATCAAAACATACCCTATCGTACTGGGGCGAGCCCCGGATTGACATCGGGTGTCACCATCAGTCTATCAGGCTATGGCAGGAGCATTTCCGCGAGATCGGCGTAAAAGAGGGCTATTCGCCGGAGCAGATCGAAGAGTATGGACGCTACATTGAGATGGTCGCCGCCATACATGCGGCAAGACCCGATACCGCAAAGGCCAAGCCATGACCGATACCTACGACAGCATAGCCGAGGTGATCGCCGCGCACGGATACCTCGCCGATCCGGACGACGCTCCGCGAGTGGCGCATGTCATCCGGGAATGCCTAGTCCCCCACATCACCGCGGCACTAGGTGATGGAGAATTAACCACGCGCCCGCAGAACGCGGAGCCTAAAGCCATGAGCGACGCGCGGGAGCTGGCAAAAAGATTTGACACTATCTGGGAAATTCTGATGGATTGGCTTAACGACCATCCCCGCATATGCCAACGCTCGTCGGTCGAAGACCTGCGCAGTCTCTGCGATACACTCGTTGCTTTCGCCCAGACCGTAGCGCGGGCCGCGATCACCAAGGCGCCGGAGGGGGTGGCGGATGTGGCGGATGTGGACCCTAACAGAGACAACGTGAGGAGAGCACAACATGGGACGGATTGAGCACATTGGCGATGCAACGCTGTACCTGGGCGATTGTCTGGAAATCCTGCCCACGCTCGGCAAGGTCGACGCGGTGGTTACTTCGCCGCCGTATGGGGCGATCCGCTCTTATGGCAAGAGCGGATCCGGCCCGAGCGAATCGATAGAGCCAATTTCGCGCCTAATATCTCTGGGCGGCGTGTGTGTATGGAACTGCGCCGATCAAACGATCAATGGATCCGAAAGCGGAGAATCATTCCGGCAGGCGTTGACGTTTATGGCAACCGGGCTACGCCTACACGATACGATGATTTATTTGAAAAATACCGTCAGTTATCCAGACGCGAACAGGTATTTGCCCGCGTGGGAATATATGTTCGTTTTTAGCAATGGAGCTCCAAATCATTTCAACGGAATAAAAGATCGCCCTAATAAATATGCGGGGGCCGCCGTGCATGGAGTTAGGCGCGAGCAAGACGGCTCAATGTCTCGCCCTTCGGGGATGGGAAATATAATTCCAGACGTAGGGCTAAGATATAACTGGTGGTTACTAAAACCAGCGGCAACCGAAGAAAAGGTTGACCATCCGGCGCGTATGCCCTCAGCGCTTGCATCGGGACAGATTGCTACATGGACGGATCCGGGCGAAACCATCCTTGACCCATTCATGGGCTCCGGCACCACGGGAGTCGCCTGCGCAAACCTCGGGCGCAAGTTCATCGGCATCGAGATCGAGCAGCGCTACTTCGATATCGCCTGCCGCCGGATAGCTGACGCCTACAAGCAACCGCGACTATTCGAGGATGAGAAGCCGACGCCGAAACCGAAACCGCAATCCCTCTTCCAGGAGGCCGCCAAGTGAGGACGGAGACGATCGGCGATGCGATGCTCTACCTCGGCGCCAACTGGGCGGGATACCATGAGTAAATGGTCAACATCGCAAGGAACTTGTCACAAATGCGGGAATACCGGGAAAGTATATCCATCATTTGGGAAATTGATATGCGGAGAATGCAAGAACGCCCGACCCAAGCAAGGAACTGGAAACTCGGGAATGTTTGAAAGCTCACAAGAATTATTCGTATTTGACGATGGGTTGTCGCTAGCTAGATGTAAAAAATCAAATGAAACTTTCGGTAAATTATATTTTGCCCATTATCCAGGTTCCAAAGGTATACCAGGACGGTCTCTTTGCTATTTGATTCAATATAAAAACTCAATAGCTGGAATTATTGGATTTAACTCTCCGCCTAAAAATTATGGGATATTTAATACTTATTTCGGCGGAAAGAATAAGGAAAATAATTTCCTAATTAATAATGTATTTCGGCTTATAAATAATGAAAAAAACTTAGCCACTAGGGTAATGAAACTAGCCAGGAAAACAATAAAGGAAGACTACGAAAAAAAGTACGGAGATATCCTACTAGGAATTGTTACCTTTGTTGAGCCACCTAGAACCGGAGCATTATATAAAGCTGATAACTGGGATTACCTGGGATATTCAGCGGGTAAAGAAATGAAGCGAGATAGTGACACATGGGAAAAGATATTTACGGAAGGTTCCAAAAAACTAATATTTGGTTACAGATATAAATGCCTCGGAAATAGCATTGTCCCTCAGATCGCCGAATTGATCTTTTCCCAACCTGCATTCGATCCATGGAGGAGGCCCGATGCCCCTTGATTTCGCCCGCTATAAGCCGCTCTTAGGCGACTACCTCCGCCTCCGAGACATCTCCTTCGAGACGCGCGGCAACTTCCGCTGTTTCCTCCATGACGACGGCGCGACGCCCTCAGAGTGGTCGATGCACCTCTACGACGCGGGCACGGCATCGGCGCGCCTCCATTGCTACGGTTGTGGCTTCGATGGCGATATCTTTGACGTGTGCGGCGCGTTGGACGGCATAGACGATCAAGGCGGGCTTGGTCAGGGTCTCGGGCAACGCGACCGTCTGGGCCTCGGGCAACGCGACCGTCATGGCCTCGGGCAACGCGACCGCAGAGCTCGGAGAAGGCGCTCCCGCCACTCTCCGAACGCGAGGCCCAGGATCTCGCCATGAGCACTGATTATGCCATTGAGGCGTGCGACAATAACGGCGAAACGCCGCTCAATGTGCCCGACGCGGCGGAGTTTTTTCGCCTGGGCTATGAGTCTGCCCGAGCCGCGATCACCAAGGCGCCGGAGGGGGTGGCGGATGTGGCGGATGTGGACCCTAACAGAGACAACGTGAGGAGAGCACAACATGGGACGGATTGAGCACATTGGCGACGCGACCCTCTACCTCGGCGACTGTCTGGAAATCCTGCCGACACTTGGCAAGGTGGACGCGGTGGTTACTGACCCGCCGTATGGGATTGATTACGGCAGGGGTGGAGGATTCAGCGCAACGCATGGATGGGGACCATGGCGCGAGAATGTCGGATGGGATTCCACCAGACCATGCCGAGAGGTCTTTGATTCTATGCGCGCAATTTCCAAAGAGCAGATTATTTGGGGCGGTAACTATTTCTCTGACTATCTCCCGCCATCAATGGGATATCTCGTCTGGGACAAGGGACAGCGCAATTTTTCTCTAGCTGATTGCGAACTAGCATGGAGAAGCGAACGCAAGGCCGCCCGCGTTTTCAATTTCTCCCGAGGCGCGGCTATGCAAGACGGAAAAGAGCACCCCACCCAGAAGCCAGTAGCTGTAATGCAATGGTGCCTTGGCTTCCTCCCCACCGCTGAAACCATCCTCGACCCCTTCATGGGCTCCGGCACGACCGGAGTGGCCTGCGCGAATCTCGGGCGGCGCTTTATCGGCATCGAGATCGAGCCGAAATACTTTGACATCGCTTGCCGCCGAATCGAGCTAGCATACCAACAGCCCCGCCTATTCGAGGACGAGAAGCCAGCGGCGCCGAAGCCCCAGGAGCTAGGAATATGAATCCTATGTGGTTCGAGCCTCACTTACCGGCAGGAATGAAATGCCCCGGCTGCGACCGCACAATGACCTGGAAATCTGCCGTATCATGAATCACCGCTTCACCTTCATCCTCGACGACGACGAACTTAAAGAGGCTACGGTGAACGCCTGGTACAAGCCGATCAAGGGCACAAACCCGGTCGGCACTCTCGTCGTGCTATTGGCATTCCAACAGATGCGTGCGCATCCAATTCCCGAGGCGCGCAGGATAGAACTTGAGGCCAGATACGACGAGAGCACAAAAGACGCGAAGGCGGTACAGCCTGAGCTATTGGAGGAAGAAATATGAGCAGGGTTAAGCACGACATTTGTGTCGTCGTCCAGAAATACAAGGATCGCGACGGCAATGAAAAGTCGAAGTGGCAGAAAGTCGGCGTCGAGCTTGAGACCGAGAACGGCGGACGCATCATCCTGCTCGATCGCTGGTTCAACCCTGCAGGGATACCGGACCCGGAGAACCGCGGAACGGTGATGCTCTCCATGTTCGATCCAAAGGACAATGGCGCGGAGCCTCCGCAGCAGCCGAGGGCGCAAGAGCATAGACAAGTTCCGCCTAACGCGAGCGCGAAACCAAACCCGGCCGCGGGCTTGTTCGAGACGAAGCCGAGCGCGAACGGGTTTACCGACGACATTCCGTTCTGAGTAGGATACCATAATGGGACGACTCGCACAAAAGGGGCTCGATTATTTCCCGCTCGATACAACCTGGGAGACGGCCGTCAAGCTCGTTAAGGCAAAGTTCGGCGCCTTAAAAGGGGCTGGATTCCTCTCCGAAATTTGGGCCTCGATCTATCGTGAGAACTATTACCGTTCCTGGAACGAAGAGGACGAGCTCCTTTTCGCCGATGAGATCAAGGAACCTATCGAGTGGGTACGGGAAGTGATCGCATATTGCCTAGAGAAAAAGATATTCGACAAGGCTCTCTATGACTCGAAGCGTATCCTCACGAGTAACGGAATCCAGAAGCGGTACTTCAAGATCGCGCGGGATTCCCTGCATCGCGACTATATCGATTACATCGAAGGGATAACCTATCCAAGATATATGCCGGATAAAGTACAACTTTATCCCGATAAAGTACAACTTTATCCCACAGAAGGGGCTGATTCGGAAAATAAAGTTGTACTTTACGCCGACAAGCTAAAGCAAGCTAAAGCAAAGCAATATAATAAAGAGCTAGCTAGCTGCGCGCTTGTGGATAACTTTTCCGAAGACGAAGAGCAAGAGCTTTTCGAAATCGCCCTCTCGAAGGCGAAGCTGAATCCAAAGAACCGATACCCGCAAGCTGTCGCCCGGAAGATGACTCGAGACGAGGATGTTCTCGCGGAGTTCAATCGCCGCCATCCGCCTGAACTCGAGCCCGAACTTCCCGATCCCGGGCCTTGCCCAGATTGCGGCGGAGATCGTCTGCATTATCCCGGAGATCCACGCGATAGAGTTCGATGCATGAGGTGTGGGAAAGCCGCGGTGTTCGACTTTGATTCCTGGGTCGAGGAGAAAGCGCTGGAAACTGTTGATACGTCTTGACAGATAATTTTCCATGCGTTAGATTCCAGACTGACAGTTTACGTGATGGCGATCCTAGCGTCTCAGCTCGATGCATCGAGGGTTGTCCAGACAGAAGCCCGGCACGTTGTGCCGCAGATCGAGTTGGCGGATTGAAGCACCGCTGATGAGGTCAAGTTACTGCTTTGGACGGCCCTTCGTATTTCCGGTCCGGGGATGGGAAACATGGCGAGAGCGAAGACTCCAGCGAAAACAGCGAAAGCAACCACAACCGCGAAGGCGAAGAAGCCCGCAAAGCTACCCGATTCGAAGATCCGCATCGAGTGCCGAGGCGCCGACCTGCTCCCCCTCGATGCAATTGAGGACTTCCAGGGCAACCTAAAGAAGCGCACCGCCTCCGACGTTGAGAAGATAATCACCTCGATCACCAAGTACGGCTTCAGCTTCCCGTTCTTCGTCTGGAACGGCGACGGGCATAATCGCTGCCTTGACGGGCATGGCCGCATTCAGGCCCTCGCCGAGATGCGCAAGCGCGGGGATAACCTGCCGCTATTCCCGGTTTCCTACGTTGAGGCGAAAGATGAAGCCGAGGCGAAGCAGAAGCTCCTCCGGCTGAATAGCCAATACGGGGCCATGAGCGTGGATAGCGTACTCGAGTTCATGGACGGGCTCGAGATCGAAGGCGGCGAGCTGGCGCTATATGGCGGGAAGCTTGAAATCGGTACGAAAGAAACGACGACAGAGGGCGACGCTGCGAGCTACCACGATAAAATTGAGCTTGTAATATCCGCGACGAGCGATCAGGAAGCGCAAGAGCTATACGGCGAATTTGTTGAAAGAGGGCTCAAATGCCGCATTTCGACATTGTGAAACATAATGAGATCGGCGCTAAAAGCTTTCGTGTTGCCCAGCTCTACGATCAATTCGATATCTCCGAAGACAAATTCGACGAGCGATTTACGGGCGAGATAACACCGCCCGAGTCCTGGAATATCGGCGTCATCGTCGGGAAGTCGGGGACCGGCAAGACCACGATCGCCCGCGAGCTCTTCGGCGAGTACTTCGCGAAGTTTAAGTACAAAGCCGCTTGCGTAGTGGACGACTTCGATAAGAGCATCCCCGCCGCAGATCTATTCGGCGTTCTCTCGTCGGTCGGCTTCGCCTCGCCGCCCTCGTGGCTCAAACCTTACGAGGTCCTATCGAACGGCGAGAAAATGCGCGTCGACCTCGCGCGGGCGATCTTGCAGAATCAAGAGATTATCATCTTCGACGAGTACACCTCCGTCGTCGATCGCGAGGTGGCGCAGATCGGGAGCCTCGCGCTCCAGAAGAGCGTCAGGCGCGCGGGAAAGAAGTTCATAGCCGTCACCTGCCACTACGACGTGCTCGAATGGATGGAGCCCGACTGGGTTTTCTCGACAGACGAAATGACCATGACAAGGGGGTCACTTCGTCGCCCAAAAATCAATCTTGAAGTTCGCGAAATTAAAGGGCTATGGGAAATGTTTAGGCGTTATCACTATCTGAGCCACGACCTAAATAGGTCGGCGCGGGAGTTCGTCGCGTTCATCGGCGATCATCCTGTGGCGTTCTGCGCGATCATCAATTTACCGCATCCTGATATTCATCCCATGCATAAGATTCATCGCATTGTGGTTCTGCCGGATTACCAGGGAATCGGTATTGCTTCGCGCATGATGGAGCTGATAGGCGACGACCACGTGAACAAGGGGGAATATTTCGGTATTACGACCAGTCTGAACGGATTCGCGAAATCGATGATGCGGAATAAGAATTGGCAGCTTAGGCGAGCGGGAAGAACTGCGCCGAATGTAGGAATCAAGACCCTAAATAAATCTCTTTCAGCTAGCCGGAATACTTATTCCTTCCGGTATCTCCCAAAACGAGAGGGCGCCGCGAATGTTTAGAATCGGGCGCTCGAAGAGCACGGGATCGCGCAAGACCCAATGCCAGAAGTCAGCGAAGGCCCACGGGCTCGAGCTGTCGCGAATGCAGTCGACTATCTCGACCGAGCCCATGAGAGCCGATTCCCGGGCGATTTATTGGCCTTGTGGTATAAGGACTTCCGAAGGCGTGGGCTCGATATGAGTGGAAAAGACAACCTGCGCCCTGCCTCGACTCGAAGCAAGGCGGAAGCTAGGGCTCTGGGGGCGAAGGGCGGCAAGGCCTCCGGCGAGTCGCGCCGCAAGAAAAAGCTCATGTCCCAAATCTACGGCGAGTTCCTGGCCGAGAAATTCGCGGTCAACGTCGACGGCAAGAAGCAGAACATGACCGGCGAGAAGCTGGTTAATAGCGTCGTCAAAAAGGTGCTTATCTCCGGCGGCGCGGCCGCCGTTTCGCTGATGAAAGAAATACGCGAGGCGACCGAGGGGCAGAAGCTCACACTCGATGGCCCTATCAGCATCGGTCTTCCGCCTGAACTGCCAAAGGGGGCGCCTGATGCGTAGGACCGCCGCCTTTCTATTTTTCGTCACAATGGGGGCCATTGTGGTTTCCGTAGATTTTGCAACCCTGCCCGCATGGATGAATTCAAAGTTCTATGCGTCGCTCTGGGACCATAACCGCTTCAACCTCTGGGTGGGCGGAGCTGGTTCAGGGAAATCCGTAGGGGCCGCCCAGCGCTATGTCTATCGTCTGACTGCTGAGACTGGGCATAATTTGCTCGCAATGCGTAAGGTCTCAGAGGCTAATCGCTTTTCGACATTTGCCGGCCTCGTGGCTACAATCAGCCAGTGGCATTTGACATCGCTTTGGGACATCAACGAGTCCCGCATGTATCTGCGCTGCATCAATGGCAACGAGGTCATATTCCGAGGCATGAATGACATCCGAGCTCGTGAGCGCGTGAAATCAGTCACGTTCAAGTCCGGGCCCCTCACCGATATCTGGACCGAAGAAGCCAGCGAGTTCGAGCCCGAGGATATTACTCAGCTCAATCTCCGCCTCAGAGGACTCACGCCGCAGCCGCTCCAGTTTCTTCTGACCTTCAACCCCGTCAACGTGCAGCATCATCTCAAGAAGACCTATTTCGACAATCCCAAGGCTAACGCGACGATCCTTCAGACGACATACAAAGATAACCGATTTCTCGACTCCGCCTATCGCGGCGAGCTTGAGGCATTGAAGGATTCGGATCCCAACCTCTATCAGGTCTACGCTCTCGGCGAATGGGGCCAGCTCGGCGATCAGGCCTTCCCGAATGCGATATTCGGACCTTGCCGCTACAAGTATGAGGATTTCGATCGTGTTCTCGTCGGCAAGGATTTCGGATTTCAGCATTACGATGCCCTTGAGTTTATCGGCCTCAAGGATGACGAACTCTACAGCTTCCGCGAACGCTATGTCCGGCAACGGACGAATCCCGAGATCATCGAGCTTTCGCTCGACATCCTCGACCACAGCCAGCGCGTTCGCGCCGACTCTGCCGAGCCCAAGAGCATCGCAGAGTGGAACAATGCCGGATTCTACCTCGAGCCCGCTGTGAAGGGGCCTGATTCGGTGAAGGCGCAATACGCCTATCTTCGAGGTCACCGATGGCATATCGATCCCGATGCATGCCCGGGCCTAGCAGCCGAGGTCCGTGGAGCCGTCTATCGCAAGGATAGATTCGGCAACCTCACCGAGGAAATATTCAGCTTCCACGATGATGCGATGGCAGCATGCCGTTATGCGATCGAAGAATTGCTGACGCCGGCCAACACCTTCAAGGCTTGGTAAGGAGAGACCATGAATGCGCGAGTGACTGTTGAGTTTATCGATGACCGTGGGAGGCCCGTAAGGCAGAAGTTGGCGGTCGACGTGCTTCTGCACGAGGACATCGAGACCATTGTCCGCGATGACCCTCGCGGCGCACTTTTCTGGATTTTCAACGGAGTCGAGAAGAGCCTGGTCGCCAAGAGCAGGAGTGACGACGAGGTTTCCGAGGCTGTCGACGAGGATGAGGCATGAGCAACGGCTCTCGCCGTGGTCCGGGGCGGCCGCCAAAATCCCATATACAGGCTACTGCGCCACAGCTCCCTCCCGATGACTCGCCGCAGAGCACCGAGACCACGAAAGACCCCGTGACCGATAATGCGCCTACTTGCGCCGGCTGTTTTTTTTATCGTACTAAAGGCCGGGCCGGAGAGTGCCGTCGTTTTCCGCCAGTCCCGGGATTCGGCGATTTTCTCTTCCCGATCACGCACGAGACCTCATGGTGCGGCGAGCATCAGGCTCGTTAGGCAGAGATATGGACCTGGAAACCAAGGCCATGCTGAAAGGAATCGAGAGGCAGCTTGAGGAATATGCCAGGTCCAAGAAGACCGGAAGCCTCGAAGTCCTCATCCTGGCGGGCAAGCCGAAGAAGCTGCGAGCCCATGGAGATGTCGAAATCCCGGAACTGCTTGCATCGAAAAATTAAAAGGGATATTATTTAATTAGTTGCGGGGGGAATCACGCTTTTGGTTTTGACAACTTGTAGGGGCCTCGGCCCCGAACCGCTTACCCGCAGAGGGGGCGCATCAACTTCGTCGAGAAATCGACGGGGATGGTGCGCCCCCTTTCTTTTTGCCTGGAGGAGCCTATGGCGGCGCTGAGTCACGACATGATCGAGAAGCTCCGCATCCAGTACCAGGCCGAGACCTGCAACAGCCTGCGCTACTTCCAGCGCGCGACCTATGCGGAGTCTCTTGGCCTCACTGGCGTCGCGCGCTTCTTCCGCCGTGAGGCCAAGGGCGAACGTGATCATGCCGACCTTGTTTTCAAGTACGCGAATTCGCGCAATATCGCGCTCGCCATCTCCGGCCTCGCCTTCGACGACCCCGATATCAATCCTGGCACGAGCCCGATCGTGCTTTTCGAAACCGCACTCGAAAACGAGAGGGCAACGACAGCCCTCCTCGAGGCCATGCTCGCGCAGGCCAGCGAGGAATTCGACTACATGACGGAGCAGTGGCTCTTGGATTCGAAGGGCCTCATCCGCGAGCAGGTCGAAGAGGAAAACCTTTACCAGACCATTTGTGATCGCATCGGCCAGATGAAAGGCTCGTCGAGCCTCGTCCACGATCTCGATATCTGGATCCGCGAGGTCTAAGCCGTGGATGCGCGCGAGGTCCTGATGGGCGGACTAGACCGGCTGCAGAACATGCTCCGGCGCACCTGGTCGCGCGCACCTGATCGCGCGAAGACAGGTCTACCGGGATATTTTCACACCAATCCGCGCCTGGACCCCGTTCGCGTCATCGCAAAAGCCGCAGCCTCCGTCGAGTGGAAGCTGTATTCGAAAAAAGACCTTCGCGCCAACGGCGACGCCGCGGCCCCGATCGATGATCATGAGCTCTATGACCTGCTTGAGAATCCATGCCCTACATTTCCCGAGCTCGACGGATGGACCCTGCGGTATCTCACCTTCGCCCATCGCCGCCTCGTCGGAGAGTTCTTCTGGCTAAAGGTCCGCGACGAACGAGGCCATGTGATTTCGCTTCTTCCCGTTCCCGCGGCATGGGTTACGAAAAAACCAACCGTAGGCGACCACCATTTCCTCGTCTATCCCTATGGCGTCACGGCATCGAAGGCCCTCACGGTTGAGCCAATCGATATCGTCTGGTTCAAGGATCCGGACCTATCCGATCCCTACGGAAACGGCCGCGGCTCGACGGAGGCGATCTCCGATGAGATCGAGACCGACGAGTACGCGGCAAAGTACCAAAAAAATTACTTCCACAACGATGCCATGCCGCCCTACATCATCACGGGCGACGGGCTTTCCGATCCCGCAGCGAAACAGATCAAGGAAACCCTTCTTCAGCGCGTCGGCGGATGGATGCACTCGCACGAGCCAGCTGTCATCGGAGGAAAGAACCTCACTGTGACGAAGATCGGAGATACCCAGCGCGAAGTCGACATGATCGAGACCCGGAAGTTCCTGCGAGACCTGGCGCTTCAACACAATCAGGTCCCTCCAGAGATCTACGGTATCATCGAAAACTCGAATCGCGCGACGATCGATTCCGCCTTCTATCTTTTCAGCAAAAACGTGGTTTCCTACGACCTATCCTCGTATGAGAGAACGGTCAACAACCAGCTCGTTGCCGTCGACTACAGCCTCGACCTCATCCTCCGCCACACCAAAATCATCCAGGAGGACGAAGACTTCGCCCTCCGCGTCTACACCGCCGGGCTTTCCGGCATGGCGATCACGCGCAACGAATGGCGAACGCGATTCCGCCTTCCCGAGCTACCGCCCGAGATCGGCAACGTCTTCGTCGCAAGCGTGGGCCTCGTTGAAATCCCTTTCGACAAAGCCCCGCCTCCGCCGGAGCCGAAGCCCGATCCCGTGGCGCCTCCGAAACCCGAGGCGCCACGGGATGACGGTACCGACGTCCTCGACATCGAGGACGAAAATACGGAGCCCGCTCCCGGAGATGAGGAAGCGCTGGCTATCACCGACGAAAACGATGACGGCGAATCCAGCAGCAAGGAAGCCGTCGTGAATTCCAAGAAGGCCGCAGCCGCCGCCAGGCGCGAGGCAATATGGAAATCCTTCGACCGCAAGGCGACCTCCGGCGAACCCATGTTCAAACGTGCCGTGGCGACGATCGCGAAGGCCCAGCGCGAGCGCGTGAAGACCGCGATCAAGGCCGCAGTGACCGAGGATCAATCTCCGGCGTCGATCACGACCGCCCTCGGATCCTGCTTCACTCCTGGAGCCGATGTCTCCGTGAAGCGGTCGCTGGCGCCGGCGTGGTCTGAGATGCTCAAGATCGGAAATGCGCACGCGCTCGAGCTCCTCGGCAAGGAGAAGAGCCACCGCAAGGAAGCGGGGCCAAGCGAGATCTGGAACATCTGGGCGAACAAGTGGATCGACGAATACGGACTCAAGAAGGCCAAGGGGATCAACGACACCACGAACAAGGTGCTTAACGACAAGCTCGTGTCCTCGCTGTCGGCATCGGCGGCGAGTGGTGACAGCCTTGGGAATATCATAAAAAATCTGATGTCGATCTGCGATGACACCTACGACGATATGGACAAGGCCCGTGCTACGACGATCGCAAGGACGGAGACCACGGGCGCGATGAACTTCGGAAGTTACGCGACCTACAAAACTGAGGGTGTCGGTAAAAAAGAATGGGTGGCCACGATGGACGACAGAACGCGAGATGACCATATCGATGCCGACGGGCAGGTCGTTGGGATTGACGATCCCTTTGACGTTGGCGGGGACCAGCTCATGTATCCCGGCGATCCCGGCGGAGATCCCGGAGAGGTGGTCAACTGCCGCTGCACGACGTCGCCGATTGTCGAAGACGAGGGGGAGTGATGAAGAAGATAGTTGCGACCGAGACCACCGACCTCGGCGATCGCCAGATTCAGTTTGTGATTTCGAACGAGGCCCAGGACCGCGACGAAGACGTCATGATCGCCAAGGGCTGTGACTTCTCGAACTTCGCGAAGAACCCGCAGTTTCTCGGCTTCCACAACTACTGTGATTTTCCTCTCGGCCGCCCGGTCAAGTGGTGGATTGATCAGAAACAGAAGCAGGTCAATGCCATCGTCTATTTCCCCACCATCGAGGAGCTCACTGGCGGCAAGCCGCAGAACGCGAGCGAGAAGGTGAAGCTCGTCGACACCACCTATTTTTTCTACAAGAACAAGCTTTTGAACGCGGTATCGATCGGGTTCAATCCCGTCGAGTCCACGCCGAACCCCGAATCAAAGCGCGGCTGGGGTTCGATCATCTCCAAATGGGAGCTCATGGAATTCTCCGCCGTCCCCGTTCCCTCAAACCAGGACGCGCTGGCAACCGCGATGAAATCCTACGACCCCTCGGGCCGCATGGCGAAGATTTTCGAGGAGGCGCGAACCATGATCAAGGGAGCGATTCCGTTCAAGCACTTCCCGCTCGCCGACGAAGACGAGGCGTGGGATGCTGGCGCCGTTATCAAGGCCTCTGATACCGAAGACCTCGCCGCCATCTGCGCCTGGAAGGCCGACAAGGAACCCGAGGACCTCACGAAGGCCGATTTCAAGCTTCCGCATCATCTCGGCAAGGCCGACGGCTACAAGACGGTGTGGAAGGGCGTCGCTGCCGCAATGGCGGTTCTGCGCGGAAGCCGTGGGGGCGCCGACATCCCCGAGGCCGATATGGATGCGGTCGAAAAGCACCTGGCCAAGCATTACGAGGAATTCGGGAAGGACGTTCCCGAGAAGTCGGGAGCGCCCGAGCGCACCAAAACGGGGGCCCGCCTCTCCGCGCACTCGCTCGCGGCGCTCGACGAAATCGAGAAGCACCACAAGGCCCTCAAGGCCGGAATGGACGGCATGCAAAAACAGATGGATATGCTCTCGTCCGCTCACGAGAAGATGAAGGCGGCGATCCAGAACTTGCGCGATGGTCCGACTGCAGGCGAGGAGGAAGAACCTCCGGAGCCCGAGAGCCAGGACGATCAGAGCGAGGACGACGACGATGAGTCGGTCCTCGACATATCGGACGAGGATTGACGGGGTTGTCGGGCCTGGGGCGGGGGAATGAAACCGGCAGGCATGGCGAGGCGAGCGGAAGAACCGGTCGCCGCAGTTCGAAGAACGAGAAGGAAGACGCAGTGAACACGTGACGATGAAGGAACTCGAGGAGTTTTTCAAGAAGCAGTTCGAGCTCAACATGGCCAACGAAAGGGCCAAGCTCGAGGCCGAGTTCAAGACCAAGGGCCTCACGACCGAGGCCATCCAGGCCGAAATCGCGAAGGCTCTCAAGCCCGCAGAACTAGAGGAAGAGAAGAAGTCGGCTCTCCGCACGCAGATGATGGAGCAGTTCGAGATCGCCGCCGCGGCGTCGAAGGGCTCCGGCCTCGCCGAGCCCACGGCCACGCAGATGATTGGCCAGCTCATCGTCTCCGGCCTCAAGGCGATGGAGGAGAAGAAAGTCACGAACGTGAAGAGCGTGTCGAAGGATTATATCTTCGACGTCGCCAAGCGCACGTTCCCGGAATCCAAGGCCCTTCACGGCATGATGCAGAAGGACCTCACCGCGGGGCTGCCGTCGGCTGGCGGGTTCAACATCCCGCAGATACTCCTTCCCGACTACATCAAGTTCCTTTACGCGAACACGATCCTCGACAAGCTCGGGGTCACTCGCGTGCCGATGCCAAACGGAAACTTCTCCATCCCTCGCATGGACGCGACCTCGGCCGTCGGCTGGGTCGGTGAGGATCAGCCCACCGGCGAGACTGACCAGGTTTTCGACGCGGTCAACCTCCGATCGAAGAAGCTCAAGGCGATGACTGCGGTCTCGAACACTCTGCTCCGGCAGAACGTGGTCGGCCTCGATGCCTGGGTGTCGCAGGATCTCCAGACGGTTTCGCGCATCGCCCTCGACGCCGCGTTCCTCTACGGCGCCGGCACCCAGTTCACGCCCCGCGGCCTCAAGAACATCCCGGGCATCCAGCCCATCGGCTCGACCGCGACCGCCTTCGCCAAGGAGACCCCGATCAACATGATCGCCCTCCTCGAGCAGGCCAACGTGCCGATGAACAATGTCGCGTGGATATTCAGCCCCATGGGCAAGAGCTGGATTCTCCAGCAGGCCTTCGCGAGCGGCCCCTGGGCCTGGGCGGATGAGATGCTCCGCAACAAGACCCTCAACGGCTTCCCCTTCGTCTCCTCCTCGACGGTCGTCAAGGACACGGCCAATGCGTGGTCGGACTTCTGGGTCGCCGACTTCTCCCTCGCGCTCTGGGGCGTGTCCTACGATCTCAGCCTCGAGCTCTCCAGGGAAGGAACCTTCGTCTCGGGCGGTCAGACCATCTCCGCCTTCGACCAGGACCTCACCCTCATCCGCATCATCGCCGAGCATGACTTCTCGATGCGCCAGCCCAAGGCCGTGGTCTACGGCCAGTACGCGTCGTAACCGTTAGGGAGGGTCCGAAAGGCCTCTCCCTACTCACCCATCGATCACTAGGGGGGCAACCACCATGGTTTCCAACTTCAGACAGCGCGTTTACGCCGGCAAGGCCGCGGGCCTCGGCGCCTTTTCTCCTCAGGCCGTGAGCGGCAGCGCCGCCATCGACGGCGCCATCATCGACAGACTCGGCGTGGGTTCGGCGAAGCTCGTCCTTGAGCGAGCCGTCGTCACAGGAGCCCCGAGCGCCGCGGATTTCGCCGTCATCATCCAGCACGGAGATGCCGCCAACCTCTCGGACGCGACGACCTATGTCACACTCGAAACGGCTCTCAATGTCCTTACCGCAGGACTCACCGAGTATCTCGTCGCGCTCGGCGGCGCAAAGCGGTACATCCGCGTCGTGGTCACGCCGGCCTACACCGGCGGCACGTCGCCCGGAAACATCGCCGCGGGCGAGATTGTCTTCGGCGACTACTCCGAGGATCCCGCCATCGAGAACGAGACTATCTACGGGTACGTGTGATGACCCTGTGCGCGCTCGCCGACGTAAAGACGCTGATCGATCTCTCGGACACGTCCCAAGATGCAAAGCTCACGCTTCTCATCAAGCGCGTTAGCGCGCAGATTGCTGGCGAACTCCATTATAATCCCGCCTTCAGCGTCATCGTCGGCGAGCCGCACGCCGTCAATAACCGCCAGCTGCTCCAGCTCGATACCCAGCCTATCCAGGCCATCGCCTCCATCACCCTCGATGGCGTCGCCGTAACCGACTACTCTCGCGAGCCTCAATACGACGCCATCGGCCAGGTCTACAGGGGTGACGGCTGGTGCGGCAACTGGTATGTCCGCGGCATCGCCTATGACCCTGTCGCGGGCTTCCATTCGATTCTCGTCTCCTACTCCGGCGGCTGGTACCTGCCCGGCGATCCCAACTACGTCGAGGACAACCCCGCGAGCCTGCCTTACGACATCTACTCGGCGGCCGTCACCGCTACCCTTGAGGCCTTCAACATCCTGGAGTCAGGCGGAATGGGGATGCAGGACCACATGGAGGGCAAGGTCCGGGACACCTTCCGGGCCGACCAGGGCTTGAGCAAGTCCGTGCTCGACATGATCGCGCCTTACGTGCGCGGGGTGGTGGCCTGATGCTGCGCAGCTACCTCGACAAGATGGTGCGCAAGCCCGAAAGGGACAAGCGCGCCAATCAGAAAAACAACCATCCTCAGCCGAAACCGAAAATCGTCGAGGCCGGAAAGTCGAAGGGGAGGCTGGACGATGCGCAGTAATGCG